CAGACTGTCCAGTAAGTTGTATTGAACCAATAGAAACATAACTGGTATCAGGTTCAGCGGCTAACTTCCTTTCAAATGTTACCGCAACTGCAATAGTTTTTTTATCGCCTGAGTGATCAATTCTTAACAAACCTCCAGGTGCTGCTATATCGATCGAAAACTCATCCGAGTTAATTGAAGTTGTTTGTACATTAGGAGTAGCAGGACCTGTTAATTTAGTGTTAATTGTCAACTCATCCGTAGCAGCTGTGAATAATTTAATGGCTGTTACTGGATCACCATTCTGATCTTTATCAGTTGAACCTCCACACAGAATTTCGTACTCAACATCTGTATAATCAGCCAGAGATACATCACCCAATTGGAGTTGCGTGATTTCTAGATCTTTATAACCTATTACAAACAGGAGCCGTACATATTGATCTTGACCTACTATCTCTGTATATGGTTTAGCTGCATATGGAGGAAAAACACGGTGCTTACCTAATACAACTGGCATAGTACCAAAAGATTTAAATGCGTTCTTACCTGCATTTATACTCAAGGTGCGACTTGTTGCATTACCTGAATCGAGTTTAGGTACGGATGGAGGTATCAATGCATTAATTGCTAAGGCACCTACAACAGTTATACCTACTTGTACTACAGCTATTTCTAGTGCAGTCGCACCAAAACCTCCAAATACTAAAGGTGCTAAGTAAGGAGCAAAAACTGAGGCCGCTACTGCTAATGCTATTAGAAGTAGGCTTTTTAGTATATTACCACCACCACCACCGGCAGTAACACGTATAGTTACTCGAACCCCCTCTTTGGGTCTCGCTAAATGCCATACATTACGATGTACTGTATGATAATCAAAAGTGACTACAGTACGGTTCCATGCATTTTCAGGTATCTCAGCGTGACGAAGTATCTCTACTACGGTCCAGGATGTATCAAGGGTCATCAATTGACATTGAGTAGAGAAAGGGTTATGTAGTACCGTAAGATTCGGTACTAACGGTGACTCTTCAACAACACAAGGACTTACATCTTGTATCGGTAAGCGTTTAGTAACTTGTCTTTCCACTTAATACCTCGATAATCCTCAATACATGAGGTGGATCTTACTTCGACGTGTAACATCTTTTGCATATCAATAGCAATACCTACGTGTCTATCCTTTTCACCTACACGGAAGAGTAATACATCATCTAATTGCACTTCCGAGAGTGACACACGTTGCCATAGATGCATTTGGTTTTGTACACAAGTTAAATCGGGCAATTCAATGTCTAGTTCGATATCATAGTACAATTGAACCAAACCCCAACATTGGCACCCACGAAGACTCGGTTCTGTAGCACGCCAAGGTATGTTAATAAAATGGTTTAAATCCAGTACCATCAAAATAGTCCCGGAAAAGATGCCCCAGAGAGTATATCTTTGGGATAAGGCTCACTTAGGAAGTCTTCTAACGTTAGTGTACCCTCAATTGTAAGTGCGTTGTAAGTAACATTACGTAATGTAAAGTCAGGAAAACTTGCTTCTACTGTATCAGGGGCACTAGATAATACTACCTCCAATAAAACTTGTAGGGGGCTTGCTAGTGCCCGGATTTCGTCCACCAACGTACGTGAAACATTATCCAGCACAATACGTGCCGAAGAAATTTGACCCTCTTCGTTTGAAGGTAAATCTATAGTGAAAGGGTATGCAATGAAAGTGTTGCCTCGAGATACCACATCAGAAGTGTTATTTACCATTCTGATAGGAGGTTGACCTGAAGGTGTAACAGTCATTAACAGTAAGAATGCTTCAGTTGTTTCTCTTACTGCAATAGCTTGCCACGCAGATGAAGAAATAGTCATGGTAATATTTCCATTTGCAGTGACACGTGATACTTTATACCTGCAGGTGTGTATTTAGGTGGTGCAGTAAATCTATACACTGCTGCAGCACCAGTACGATGATTAATCCAGTCTATAGTACCTACACGGCCTATAGTAGTATTGTAGAACACGTCGAGAGTTTGTGTTTGTGCTAACGTCATCAACATACGCATAGTAACGTTAATAATCACACCTGTAGTCAAATTGCGTACTTTGTCTGGTCCATAAGACATCTGAGACCTTATAGTAGCATCCTTAGGCGCTTCTTCATAGTTCGCAAGTAAAGGACTTTGAGGTAATGTTACTTCCCATACAGTAGCCATTATGTCCTCACTATACCTTTACGTTGTACATTAAACACACGAGAGATTGTCTGATAAGTTGAACCTCCACCAGCAATACGCTTATCCACTTCGCCTACTACAACATTAATTAGTTCATTACCTTGAGCATCATTCGAATGTTGTACCTTTGTCTTTTCACCTGAGAAGTTGTTAACATTTACTACCACTTGATTGTTACCACCTCCAAAATGCTTAAGACCCCCTAAAGCGCTATTTGGTGTAACACGAGCACCCTTAGGTAGATCGACAAGCTCAGGACCTTTTTCACCTACCAACGTAACGCCACCAGACGATACACCACCACCAGCAGCTGCAGGCACGCCGAATATGCTGGCTCCAATACCAGCGCTAAGACTCCCTAAACCAGCTTCAAAGACGCTTGTAAGGGGTTTAACTAATGCCGCTTGTATAGCGATCTTAGCCATGGTTTCAAGGATACTACCTAGAACATCTTTAAGCTTGCCTCCGTTAAAGACGGCATCTTGAAGTCCTTGGTTTATGGCTCCTGCAAAGCCTTGTGCAATCTCACTAATAAAACCTGCTTGACGTTTAAGTGTTTGATTAACTAGTACTAAGTTCTTAATACGTGCTTTTTCTGCATCACCCAGTTTGATACCCTTACGACGCGCCTTTTCTAACTCGCGTTCTACTGCTGCCGCATCTTTACCTTCAGAGATCTGAGTGCGTAATAGTTTATTAGCAGCTTTTAAACGTGTAATAAACTCTTCGAATTTAGCTCCAGGTGCGTTTATCTTTAGGTGTAAAGGTAAATGATTAATAGTGACTATAGCAGCTTGAAGTTTTTTCAGGTTATCTTCCTGTTCCTTAATAGCTGCATCAAAGGCACTCGTATCCGGAGGACCTAACTTCCGTGGAGGTGCAAAATTACCTCCGCCAGGAGCAATCTTAGGTGCTTGCTTAACTGCCTCTTCACGTAAACGTACCAGTTCATCACGTTGTTTCTTGGTTGTCGCGATGGCTTCATTTAAGTCATTAACGAAATCCTGCTTATCCGACAAGGTTACAATACGTCCTTTGTCCGATAACTGCTTGAGGGATTTAACTTCGGCTAAAAGCCTCTCGACTTCAACACCAGCAATACGTGAATCCTTGCCCAACAGCTTAAAACCTACAAATGCACCACCGACAGCAAGTGCTACACGAATAAGCCCCTTAATATTACCAGTCAAAGCTCCAATAATGGCAGCACCTTCAGTCGCTTGCCTTACTAGCTTCTTTATACCTATAGCTAGAGCAATTACACCACTAATAACAGAAGGTGCTACTAAACCTAAAAAGCCTCCTGTAACAACACCTATAATCCTTGCTAGATCATCAAAGTTATCTGTTATGTTACTAATTGTATCACCAATTAAAAGGAGAGCCTTACGAAACAGGTCTGAAACACCCGCAGCTTCATCGAAAGCTCGTAGGAAACCAAATACGGAGGTTTTTAGATTCTCAGTAGCACCCTGAAGAGACCTTGCATTTAATACTGCCTGGGCACCGAAGGTGTCTTGTAACTCTTTAGCCAATTTAGGTAGTAAATCTGTTGCCAATATCTCACCATTAGACAACATAAGATTTAACTTCTGCGTAGTAACGTCCATGGCCTGTGCAGCTAGTTGTAACGCACCAGGAACACGCTCACCGAACCGTTGACGTAGTTCTTCTGAAGATACTACACCTTTGGAAATAATCTGTTGAACTGCACGTAGGGCTCCAGATACATCATCCGTGGATAATTTTAAAGCCGCACCCGCCTGCACCACACCAAGAAAGATATCACGTACACCTTTACCTTGTAGCGAGGTACCTTTAGCTGCTGCAGCAATCTGACTAAATTGTGTTGCAGTGGACTCTAAGTTAAGTCCCAACTGTTTAGATACACCCGTAACAAACCTAAATTCACGACCCGCAAGTGCTGCTGAACCTGCAGCCACAGTTAAAGTGGATTGTATTCGTTGTAAAGCAAAGTCCGTGGAAATAGCCCCTTTTATTAAAGCTATAACACCTACTGTAGTAGCTGTGATGGCACTTAAGAATGCAACCACCTTTAAAGTAGACCTTGAAGTGATAGCACCGATAGCACGGATTCGGGCACCAAGACCCGACAAAGGCCCTACTGCCAAGACACTAGCAGATTCCAGATCACGCATAGCTTCAGTAAACCTGGATGTGCGTTTTGCTGCTTCAGCCACCTTAAAACTTTTAAGTGTACGTGAAGAACGTCCCATTTTGGCACTGAAGGCGTCTTGGGCACGTGTGAATTGCACTACAGATAAACGCCCTGAAGACATTTCCCGAGTGAGTTTCTGAAAGGATTTTGTAACCTTAGCTATTTCGGTAGCAGGTGCTCCAACAGACTTCATCGCACGACGCAGATTAAGCGTCTGTTGGAAGGCTCTCTTAATAGCACTTTCCTGCCTTGCTAACGCGGATGCAGCCTGTGAAGAGCCTTTTTCTTGGGACTGAGCTGTTTGGTCAATAGCACGACGAAACTTGTCCATCTCACCTACAGCACGTTTAAGGCCTGTAGTATCAGCATCAACACCAAAATTTATGTCACCTATGTTTAATGCCATTTAACTACCCTTAATTACCTTTAGGTTAGGTTAGGTTAGGTTTGTACCTGTGCTTGACGTGCCTTAGCTAGCTGTGCTTGCCTTATCTGCTCCTGTTTGTCTACATTCTCCTCCCATTCAAGGAATGCACACCAACGTGCAAACTCTTCACGAGGCATTTCATTAAGTACTTCATGTTCGAATTTACCCAACAACCTCGCTACGGTTAGGATGTTTCTTCTAAAGGGGATTCAATGTCCTTCTTGGCTTGCTCCATATCAACCCCAGACAAACGAGTGATAGCAGCCTGCATCTTGCGTAGATCCTCACCGAAACGAAGATCCAGAACCGAATCAATATCAGCCTCTTCGAACACTTGGATGCTAGTATCAGGTACATAACTGTATCTGATAATCATCAGGGCTACGGAGGTTTTCGTGTCCTTAGCATCCTGAGCATCCATCAAAGCACCCAGTGTGGGGGGTCGCAGTTCGATCTGGGTGCCGAATACATCAAGTATCTCAGATTCTATCCGACTCCCTGAAAAGATCTTGCCTCGAATATCATCGCGACGCGTCTGCGGTACTTGTGCATCCTGTGTGTTTTGTTTTGTGTTAGTCATGTTACTCTCCTCAAAAGGTAAAACAATTAAACTTCAGTGACTGCTCCAGAACCTTGCAACGATGCGTTAAACTTGTTCATGGCAGAAAGGCCCGAAGACAACGATACATCGGATAACCAAATAGTACCCTCAATAGCATCCTTTGATGAAGCACCTACAACACCCGTAGGCATGTAACGTGCCGTCAAGGAGATTTCA